TCTAATATCATTACTACACGAACCAACACATACCTTCGACTTATTGCCTTCATTTTTATCCTGCTTCTCTTGCGCTTCTATGCTTTTGAGTTGCTTTTGTCTTGCTATTCGTGTTCCTTCGTCCATCATTGTATTCTTTAACTCATTCTTGATGTATTCTTTAATCTTCTCTCTTTTTTCCTGTGCTACTGTTTTTTTATTACTATCTCCACCGTAGGGCGGGTTTGTAATAGGGAATTTGTATTTTTGCGTGAAGTCATCGACGAACGAGTTTTTATATTTTAAATTTTCCATATATGGCAAAACACCTGTCAAGCAGAAGAATTCTAAACCAGCAGATTTAATAACATCTTCATTCATATCAAAGTGTGATACTTTCCTTATTTCAGTTTCCCATTTAATACCGTCCGGATATTTTTTATTCAAGAAGTTAATATAACCTGTTGTAAAACCACCTGAACCACCAAACATATCAATCATTGATGATACTGTCCCATCCTCGTTTAGCGACGGGTCTAACTTTTGATATATATAATCGACGATATGTCTATCTGTAAAATATGCCCCAAGTTCGCTAATCGCACTTGCGTCCCTACCAATAAAGTATTCGTAAATTTTGCCAGATAAAAGAACATTGCAACTCTCTTCAATCTTTGTAATGTTATTAATTTCCTTTATGAGATGAGCAAAGACATTTCCTTTCATATTTCTTGGTATCTCGTAAAATAGAAACGCCTTGATATCGCTATCATTTATTGCGTCTAATACATCTTGTAAAATAAATTTGGCAAGTTCCTCATCTTTGTTTTCATTCGCAAGTTTCAGCAGATTCGGGAAAATACATTGCGGATTTAAACCAACGATTTCGTTTAGTCCTTTGTCGTCAATTTTTTTAAGTCCGTAAATTACATTAAACACCTTCAACGCATTCATCCCATATCCTGCTCCATTATTGCGAAGGAAATTATGTAGTTCGTGAATCTTGTCTTTCAATGCATCCTTGTTTGAAATACAATGTTGCTCTGCCATCATATCTTGTATGTCTTTGTAATCATTATATGACTGTGTGGTATCATTTTTTATATTTAGAATCGTCTCCGTTTCATTACAAATATCATCAATAATTGTCGTTTTATATTTATTCATTAATTCTTCATCGCTTAGCTTATGTAGTTTTAACTCGAATAGCTCCCTTTTATCCTTGTGTTTTTGCGTTTCAATATGTGCTTTATGATGCGATATTTGGTCAGGTGTAGTTTTACAAATCCCACATGAATAATTTTTTTGATTTAACATATTATAAGTTAAGAAATACTCTTATTCTTATATGGATATATTATTTTAACATTTAAAAAGTTAAAATATATATTTAATTCATCCGATATATTTCAAATGACAAGGCGGCAGCGAAGGATAACCAGATTATATAGGGTAATAGCGCAAGTATAGCATAATATTTCATATTTGGATCATAATTATCTTGAAAATAGAATTGTAGTAGCGTTGCGATCGCAAATACCAATGAGAAAATGATGATTATGAATCCGTTTAATAACCCGTTCTCTCCAAAAAACGCAGGTATATAAATGAAATTAAAGAGTAATGCCAAGATCGGTATAATCCAATATTTAAAATCCTTGAAATAGATGATGGATTTGTTTGTTCCGCGTCTATAATCATATAGCGCATAACTGTAGATAATACCAATCGCTAAATACAAGATAGGCCATACGATACCGAAAACATAACTTGGTGGATTATATGATGGTTTCTTGAGATTCCTGTATTTAGGGTCATCCCACGCATTCCTGTACATTGCACCGGTTGTCAATCCAATCACTAAGGGAGAAAATATAATGATTGCAGTTATAATATAATTTATAATATCTGGATTCATACTTGTTGCAAAACACATCATATCGCCTATACAAACTTTTACGCTCATCCCTCCTTCTATAATATATATATAAAATATTAGTTAATATTAGAGAACATATATGAATATAGCACCTCCTGCTAAACGCCGACAACTGTATAATATTAAAATTAGGGATACCGAACGCCGATCACCTCCTAAAAAAAAACAACTGTTTAATATTAAAATTAGGGATACAGAACGCCGATCACCTCCTTTACCTCCTAAACGATCACCTCCTTTACCTCCTAAAACACATGCACGCCGACCAGAACATCCACATTCAGCACCTCCTAAAACACATGCACGCCGACCAGAACATCCACATTCAGCACCTCCTAAACGATCACCTCCTAAAACACATGTACGACAACGAAAAGTGTTTGAAATTACGGATATTCTTACAAAAGAACAAAAAATGGAACAAAAAATGGAAGAAATAAAAAAATTGAACGCTGAATTTATTGAATATATACGAAAAAGGAAAGCTGGTACACTTCCACCTTTTAAAAAAGAAGAAGTTTCTGCGTTTGATCAACTTGACAAATGGATAAAAAAATATGACAAGGAACATAAAACTAAACCGACTAATAAGATAGCAAAATAGGAAACGCCGTCTTCTCATCTATATCATAATCAAAACGGATAATAAAGCGGTTATTGATGTGATAACCGATGGCATCTTCTATAATATTTTTATCTTTCTTTTGCCTTCGCGTCAATGCTCCAACATCATCTTCAATATATTCAAGATAGCTAAGATTCGCACAGAGGATATCCTTGATACGATTGTAAAACGCAATTACATTATATAATAATTCTGCCATACACGAAAAAGGGTAGGTTTGTTGTAATATAAATGTTCCCTTACGGATTCTTAGTTGTGTACTATATTCATTCACAAACGCCCAATAGTATCTTTTATTTGCTTTATAGAGGTTATAAAGTATTTCATTTGAGATCTCTATGTTGTCCAATGTTATCTCCAACTTCTTTGTAAAATAATACCGCTGATAGATTGCGGTTTCCGGTTGGAACAGTTCATAATTTTTTTTATATTTGAAAATATCATATACGCTATTTATATTTAGCATTCCTAAGTAATCCAAATCATCTACGAAGGGGTTGTCGGTGATCTCTAACAATTTATGAAAGTGTTTCGTATTCTTGTAAATATCTGCGCGGCTCATATCGCCTAATATAGACGAATACAGGTTCCGGTATATTACTGTCTTTATATCCTCAGGTAATACTTCAATACGCGTAGGCATTTTAAGAGTCGTGCTTTGCTCTTCGCTTCTTACGGTAATATCTAAGTCATTTTTTTATATATAAGGAAAATATGAAATGCTTATGAACAAACAAATGAACCATTTATACGACTTACCAGAGGACATACAATCCCTTATATACAAGAATGTATTTACGGGTTGTCTGAAACAGATTGAGAATAGCAACGCGAAGACATTATACGACTATTATGACATACTCGCAAAATCCAAACTGCGCTATTGCGTGATAGGTAAGGATACTATATATTTATATCGCTCGTATTATATCAAAGAAGATAGGAATCTATCAAAAATAAAATATATAGAATACCCTGTATCATACGTATCGTGCGACTTTGAGTATATTCAAACGATTATTGAGGAGTTCGCAGCGATCATCTATAATGACAATGATGAAAATAGAAATCTTATGCGATTACATAGAGGTCGTAGCGGTATTTATAATTTACAATATACGGGCGGTTCATTCCGTATCTTTGTAGATAAAAATAAATTATCCTGTAGGGTTGATATAGAAAAAGCAATAATTCTTGGGTTTGATCTAATCTATTATTGCTTGAAATTAATACGCTTTCTTGAATTAAACCCTTACGACGATTGCGACGATATACGAAGGCTCACCGAATGTCTATCAAGTCGTCTTTTGTTTGAAGGATACGTCATTTATAATGATGTCGTTGTGGTTGGTTTAGGTAGCGCTAACTAAACGGTATGTTCATTACCCTTATTATAGAGATCACCAAACGGTTTGTTCCATTTCAGTTTCTCCTGCGTCAAGTCGCGACCTCGCATATATTTAATGAAATTCATCGCTTCATCCTTATTCTCTACGCGGAAAAACCCGTTCAAGTCACCGATACACTTCTGATTATTATGAATGGACGATAGAATGATGTTATTCATCATCTGCTTATATACATCCGAAATAAATGGCGGTTGTTCAACGAGCCATTCCTTATACATCTTATCGTAGGTTTCCTTACCGATTACGAGTGTCTCTGTCATATCGTTATCATATGCGATGATCATATCATTCTCTACAAAAGAGATATCTAGTAGTTGACTATTAACATTTTCCATTTTATTATATTACTATATTATTATTATAATAATTGTTTATATATATTATTATATTATATAAAATATAAATACCTTATTATAGTAATAAATCTCAAATCATATATGAGACACTATGACTTGGTTATTGTAGGTGCGGGACCTGCTGGATTGGCACTAGCACACGCGTCAAGTTCTTTGTATCGCAGGATATTAATCATTGACAAAGAGACCGAGATTGGCGGATGCCACCGTGTTAAACGGGGTGTGGATGGTTTATTTACAGAACACGGTCCGCGTATCTATTTGTCTTTATATTACAACTTCTTTAATCTTATGAGTGAGATGGGGTTAACGATCAATGATGTATTTATGAATTATAAATATTCGATTATTGATGTCGTCAAGGAAAAACTACTACCTTATTATACGCCTTATGAGTTTGTGATGTTCTCCTTAGCATACCTAATGTTTGTGATTGACGATGATTATGGAAAAAATATCAGTTTATACGAGTATTTACGAGGGCACGGGTTTTCACTGAAAGTAATTGATATGTTTGACAGAATGTGTCGTTTTACCGACGGTGGCAATGTATATTCTTATAGTTTAAACAAAATATTAAAACTGACCGACAATAGTCCTATGTTGCAAATATATCAACCAAAGGCGCCTCTTGATGTCGTGTTATTTAGTACATGGAAGAAGTTTCTAAGTAATCGAGGGGTCGATTTTATGCTTGGATTCCACATCGTCGATTATGATATTTTAAATAATAATGTGGAAACGGTAACCATGAGTAATACCGAAAAAATAAGGTGTGGCAAATTGGTATTTGCGGTTCCTCCAGTTGCGCTTGCGAATATCATTAAATATGAGGATGGTTTGCGAAATGCTTTTGGCAATTATAATGATTTTGAGGGATGGGTGGATAAAACCAAATATATAGATTATATATCCATAACCTATCATTTCAAGGGGAAACTCGGGTTACCGTTTGTGAATGGACTGACGTTCGATACGGATTGGGGAATTGTTATAATAAATCTGAGCGATTATATGGAGAAGGTTGAGGATGGGTATTCAACTGTTCTAAGCACAGCTGTTAGTATCTGTGATATAAATAGTAGGGCAACGTATAAGAAGGCGAATGAATGTACAGCTGACGAATTGATCAAAGAGGTTTATCGGCAGATGAAAGAGAGTATTTTTGCGGATTTGCCAGACGATTACAAGGCGATCGTAAATCCAAACAATTATTACGATACCTATAAAAATAAATGGTCTTGTCGGGACAATGCGTATTTCAATACATACAGTGAAAAATACATACCTTTTTATAGTAGTATTAATAATGTATATAATCTAGGAACGCATAACGGAAAAAGTTATATCAGTTATACCACCATTGAGAGCGCGGTTTCCAATGCGATATACCTTGCGGGCGAATTATACCCGGAGGTTATTAGCAAATACCGTATATACCGCGGTATTACTGGAAAAAATATATTGATTGTCGCTATTATTATTTTATTTATCTTTTTGTATTATTTGGCGTTCAGCCTTGCGTCTGTTTAAGTAATTGTATAATATTATACGGTCTAAGCTTTCCTGATGTCTTTTCGCAAAATGTAATAGGGTGAAGGCGATAAATATTCTAGATGAACCCGACACAAAATTTTTCATACTATATAATAGATACGATACTTTTAATATAAATACTATGGAACGAGGTCTAATGATGGTATTACATTCGGTGATTATAGGAGTCGTTTTATATCTGCTAATGGTGTTTGTTTTCCAACAAAATCCGCGAATTGCGGAGAACCGGAGTATATTGATTGCGGCTGCCATACTTATATATATGATCTTGTTCGGACACGGATTACCCGCTAAAATCAATAAGAATTTATAAAAATAATAAATTGATATACGCTTCGCTTGCTTCGCAATTCTCCTTATATGCTTTTCATCGTATATACGACCATATATGCGCTTTGACTATTATCTTTAAACCCTGAGATTTTATGAACACGCCTATCGTCATACAAAATATCGCCGTTGGGAGTATTACAAATCGCGGAGTAATGCCCTCCATGTAATGAACCGAAATGTAAAGCAACGGACGAAAAGTCATAAATGACATCTTTTTTATTTGACAAGACGCTTCCTTTGTTGAAGTTTAAATAGTCGTTTATTGTTATTGGTGCGTCGTTCTTTTCGTGTGTGTTCATAAAACGCTTGATCATTATTACGAATACATCGGGTAATTTCCATAATTTCGTAGATTTTTTATAGGCGGTATTCTTGTTACATGTAGAGCAAAACCAGTCGTCACATTGTATGATCTCTTCTTTCAATGAATTCGTTATCATATCCGATATTTTAGGATGCGCGATATCCGCTGGAATATCCAGGTTAAGCGATGTAAATGGTTCAAAATTATAGAATGTTGAATTACAGTAAAGGCATCGCGTAGTATTCAAATAAAACCCCTGAGTGTTCTCCTGCCATACCGATATCTTTGTATTAAATTTATTATAATAATATTCATATTTTTTTTTTAATAATTTGCAACTGACAAACGCATTATGAAACTCAACGTCGTCTTTGTAGATAACCCCCTGTGTCAATTGATCCTCAAAAACAAATTTGGCACGCGTTGCTTGCATGCCAGCGGATGTCTCTATTTCCTCTGCTATTTTATCACTCAAGTATGTCCATAATTCTCCGATATCAATCTGTTCTCCAGGATAAAAGATGTCTTTGAAGATGCTATAAAAGGTATGTAGGAATTTGCGAGGAACGATGGAGTTATCACGAACATACATAAGGTCTATAATTTCTTTTAATTGTCCGGATATAGTATTGTCTGCGAAGGTATTGTTTAAAATAATACCACGTAGTATGTTATTTCGTGTGATCACTTGGATTAAACTATTAATCGCACATGTAGAACCTAGGTTTTCAATTCCTTGCATTTATATATATAATTACATACATACATTTATATACTAGGGTTTGTAATAAAAATATTTTGTAATAAGTAGAATAAAAATAAATAATTAAAAATGCCTCGTAAATCCAAAAACACAAAGTCATTGTCAAAGACATTAAAGTCATTAAAGAACTTGTCGCCTATTCCAGGAACTCCTGGCGGTCCTGGCGGTGTCGGAAGTCCTGTAAACCCTATATCAGCATCAAGTAAATCAGCAGGGATGCTCTTCGCGATTTTTTTAGGATTACTAGGGTTAATCATCAACATATATGCCCTTGTTTGGATTTTTAAATTAGAGGAAATACCTGAATGTAAATGCAGTGAATCTTGGATGCGAACCTATATCAAGTATTATTTACACGCTAGTATACCGATAATGATAATAACTACACTTATAAATATGTATTTATATTCAAATAGTCTCACACAAGCCGATCTTGCCAACAACAGTTTATTCACAGCATATCGTATATTTGTTGGATTTGTCGGTTTGTTCGGATTCGCAAATATTGTAATCGCTATCGTATTTATAAATAAATTAAAAGAAATAAATTGCGAATGTAGTGAAGATATAAAACGCGAGATATACTTCATCTATAATATTATAGGTGCGCTATTTGTCGGTCTCGCAGTGCTATTCTCATTAATGGCGTTACCTATCGCTTTCTTAATGATGCGAAAGTAGATGCTAGTTCACATTCCTTAATCAAGTTCATCTATCTTCGGTGTTCCCGTGGCATCACCTCCCGCATCTTCAGCGTCATCCTCTTCGTCATCCTCTTCGTCATCTCCAGCACTTTCCGCACTCGCGTTCATTGACGGTGCCCCCCCTGCCTGACTATATAGTTTTTGCATCAAAGGATTCACCTTTCCTTCAAGCTCCTTTTGTTTTTCCTTATAAACGTCGGTTTCCGCCTTGTCGTTTTCTTCCAACCATTTAATACCTTCCTCAATAATCGGGTCAAGTTCTACTTTAATTTCATTTAGAACTGCTGGTGAATCATCGCGTTTCACCATCGTATTTTTAAGATTATACAGATAATTCTCAAGTCCATTCTTTACCTCAATCTTCTCTTTGAGTTTATTATCCTCTTCCTTGAATTCATCCGCCTTCTTGATCATCTCATCAATCTGCTCCTTTGACAAGCGACCCTTGTCATTCGTAATCGTAATATGATTCGTCTTCTTGGTTGTCTTCTCTTCCGCTGAAATATTCATAATACCATTCGCATCCACGTCAAATGATACTTCAATCTGTGGTTGTCCTCGAGGCATCGGTGGAATACCGTCCAAATGGAAACTTCCTAGAAGATTATTATCCTTTGTAAATCCTCGCTCTCCTTCGTAAATCTTGATATCAACTCCCGGTTGATTATCCGCATAGGTTGAAAACGTTTGCGACTTCTTTGTAGGAATCGTCGTATTACGTTCAATAATCTTCGTCATCACACCGCCCGCCGTTTCAATTCCAAGTGACAGAGGTGCAACATCAAGCAGAAGCAACTCATTCGTCTTTGAATTGCCCTGTCCTGTTAGAATAGATGCCTGAACAGCAGCACCATATGCGACCGCTTCATCGGGATTTAGCGATTTGTTCAATTGCTTTCCATTAAAGTAGTTGGAAAGGATCTCTTGGACACGTGGAATACGCGTAGTACCACCTACAAGCACGATCTCGTGAATATCCCCCTTAGACATCTTCGCGTCTTTTAGAAGTCTGTCAAGAGGTTCCAGAGTTCTTACGAATACCTTGTCGGCAAGTTGCTCAAACTTCGCACGCGTAAGTGACGTATTATAATCCACACCGTCTAGTAGCGACTCAACCTCAATCGTAGTTGTAGTAGATGATGATAGCGTCTTCTTCGCCTTCTCCGCAGCAATATTAAGACGCTTCAAAGCACGAGCATTCTCCCTAACATTCTTTTTCATCCTCTTCTGGATATCCTCACACAACCACTCTACAATCAGGTTGTCAATATCTGAACCTCCCAAATGCGTATCTCCACCAGTTGCCTTTACCTCAAAAATACCCCCATCCAGAGTTAAAATAGATACATCGTGTGTTCCCAAACACGATATTATTACCATAATAGCGTTTAACTATTATTTCTCATGCTTTCACACAAGTTTAGACTATATCTTATTTAGATTTGATATGTTGTTTAATTGTTTTTAATGTATTAACCCAAATGTCAGGTGTTATTAAATAATATTCCTTATAATTTCCCTTTTGTATCTCCTCTTTTACAGCATTTATTTTCGCTTCATTCTTTCCAGATTTAATATCATTTCTATACCAAATATGATTATCTTTTATTTCTATTAATAAGTCGTTTATCATAAAATCAACCTTGTATTTCCTAACGATCCCTTGAAATACATAGGGGATCATTGGTCCATTTTTTACAATGAAACCATTGTTATTACACCAGTTGATAAAGTTTAATTCCAATTTAGACTGATATAGAAGACTATCATTCACGCAGTTTTTCGTGGATCGAATCTTGAACGTCTTATTACACAATGTACAAGACGAACATAATATTTTATAACAATTTTTATATTTCTCTAATGTCTTTGCGCGCCAATCATTACCGCAATTATCACATCGCATTATAGGTTGATTCGCTTTAATAATTAG